CGACATTCTGATGATTCTTGACGGTAAGATGGATGCGTACATGCGGGCACAGGAGCCGCAAATGGCGTTGTTCAATCACCGTCTTACGCAGGTAGAAACGAAGATGGATAAGACTGCCGATCGAAGTTGGTTGCTCTACCTCACACTTATCGCATCGGTTGTATCACTGATCGGTACATTTGCACCGATCATCGCGAAGTAAGGATGTGACAATGTCAACCGAGGTACTCTTGGTGCTGATGACTTTGGTCACATACCGCACCGCAAAACTTCTCACGGAGGATGACTTTCCGCCACTACTCTGGCTTCGTAAGAAGCTGACCGATCCATACGCGACTTTGCCTGGTGATCCTATCCGGAGAACGACAAAGGTACCTTACTGGCTTGCCTACCTCTGGACCTGCATGTGGTGCATGCCAGTCTGGACTTCGGCCGTTGTAACGAGCTTGACCGCATTGACCATCGGTGTTCCGGCGCCACTACTCGTCTGGCTCGCGATCGCGGCAGGTGCAAGTTTGATCTCGCACCTTGAGGAATTCTTGACTCGATAGGGGATGTAAAGCGATGGTATGGTGGGATCGCCGTAAGAAGAGCAAGCATGCGGCAGTTGACACCCGTCTCGTTGTGCCATCGCGTGATGAACGTGTTTTGACCGCCGCTGCTCAGACGGTCAACACAATCGCACGGGGTCGCACGCGCATAACGCCAAAGTATGATGGTTGGCAGCGTGAGCTGTGGGATTACTACGACACGCTCGGTGAATTCAACATCTCCGTGACGTGGCGTTCATACATGATCTCGCGCGTGCGGCTTCGTGCTGCAAGGTTGAAGCCCGGTTCAGATGAGCCTGAGATTGTCGATGTAGGTCCAGCGGCTGACTTTGTGAATGAACTTTGTCGTGGCACCGCCGGACAGACCGAAATGCTCGGTTCGCTCTCTGTGTACCTTGATGTGCCCGCTGAGGGCTGGCTTGTTGGTGAGACAACGGGTAACCGGCAGAAGTGGCGTGTCATCTCGAGTGACGAAATTCGACGTCGTGGACGCGAGTATGAAGTCATCTCTGATGAATCAACGGAATCCGATGTCATTTGGCGTACGCTTCCCGTTGCCACTTCATACGTGACACGCATTTGGCGTCCACACAAGCGTCTTCATTATCTACCGTACTCGTCCGCGTACTCCGCGCGTAGCGCGATGCGTGAACTTGAGTTGGTCAACCGACACATTCAGGCACAGTACCTATCACGTCTTGCGTCAGCCGGTCTCATCATTTTCCCCGATGAGATTACTTTTCCTGTGCGTCCTGAATTTATGAATGAGCCTGACCCGTTCATTCGTGAATGGATTGAGACTGCTGCTGAAGCCATCAAGAATCCTGGCTCAGCATCATCGCTGATCCCGCTTCCAATTCGCGTGCCTGCTGAGTACGTGGAGAAGGTAAAGCACATTGACTTCACGCTTAAGATGGATGATAACATCATCGCAAAGCGTGACTCGGCTCGGAATCGTTTGGCTTCACAAATTAACGTCCCAGCCGACCTGCTCTTCCAGGCAGGTGACGTCAATCACTGGGGATTGTGGCAGCTTGAAGAAGGTGCCATTCGTACCTACATCACGCCCGATGTTGAGATCATTACTCATGGTCTCACCACCGGATACTTGCATCCGCGTATGCGTGCTGCTGGCATCGAAGATTACGATGACTGGGTTGTTTGGTATGACGCATCTGAATTGATGGTGCGGCCAGACAAGTCGGACAATGCCAAGGATGTGTACGACCGCTTCGAGTTGTCGGGTACTGCTCTTCGTCGTGAAACTGGCTTTGACGAGGATGATGCGCCTGACGACACTGAGCTCGCTAACATGATCCTTAAGAAGCTGGCAACAAACCCGACTCTTGCCATTCAGGCATTGCAGGAACTCACTGGCATCAAGCTTGAAGAGCCAGCGAATCAGGCAGCTGTTTCTACCGAAGGTCCAGTGGTGACTGGCTCTGAGTCTGATGGCGATAGTGGTGCATCAAACGATGGGCCACCGAACACTGGAAACGATGAACCACCTGCGCCTGCCGCATTGGCTGCTGAGCTTGAGCGTATTGCAATTGAAAGCGTGTTGCCTAAGCCCGCTGGTTCATTGATTCCAAGTCCTGTGCCATTCGAATCACTCTCGTCTGAAAACCGTGCGTTTGCAATCATGCAGGCTGGCATGCGTCACGTGATGGAATTCACGATTGACAGCTGGCGGCTTAAGCATCCACTTATTTGCATGGAGAAGCAATTCTCCTGCCCGTTCACGCATGCCAGTTATGAAGGTGTGCGATTCCGCCCTGGGACAAAGGGTGATTACGAGTGCTTCCTCACTGACCGCGGCGAGTTGTCCATCGGGCAGCGACTCATCAATCACGACGATACACGACTTGTCGCGAATCCGAGGAAGGTAATCAATGGTACACGTCTCGGGTCCTAGTCTTGATCAGCTTGATGATCGTGGTGATCGATTCGCTGCTGATATTAGGCGCACGATTGCTAGGATCGTCAATATCACTATGCCTAAGGTGGGAGACATCAATGATCTCGCGATCATTCGAACCCACTGGACTTCTGCTGTCAACGACGCGCTGATTGAACACCTCCGTAACGCGTGGGTTGACTCGGCTGACGACACCTACGGGAAGTTGACTCAAGCAGTTGCTCGAGTGACTCAGGCCCAACCACAGCAGTCTCAGCCAGTTGCGCTCACTGCTGCGTTTCTTGTGCCGAAGGTTGTTAGTCGTCTTGCTGAGTTGTTTCTTGAGAATGCGATTAACCGACTTGTCTCTATCGGTGATCTCGTGTGGAACGTCGCACGCCAGCAGATGCTGATTGGTATGCAAGCCGGTGAAAGCATTACTATGATTCGTCACCGTCTCATGAAGACAACTGAACTTGCTTCACCACGTGCTGAGGTCATTGCACGCACCGAGGTGATTGGTGCGAGCAATGCCGGTTCATACGCTGAAATGAAGGCTACCGGACTTAATGCGACGAAGGAATGGATTGCGACGACCGACAGTCGCACGCGTCCTTCGCACGAACACATCGATGGTGAAGAAGTTGGCATCGACGATAAGTTCATCGTTGGTGGGTATGCTATGTCGTATCCTCACGACCCCACTGGACCGCCGCAAGAAACCATCTCTTGTCGCTGCACGCTAGGTTGGGACATTCCCGATGAGGAGTTCTTGATGATTGACGGTGAACCACTAGCGGCGGCAGCGACTGCGTTTCACTTGCGTGGTAGGCACGATCAGAAGGATCATGGTCGTAAGGGTCTTCGTGGTCTTAATGCTGGCAAGTCTCTTAAGATTACACATGGTCTTGTGCATAAGAAGCAGGCTGACGGCTCGATTATCGCTGTCACAAAGGACGGCAAGAAGCACATCCTGTGGGAAGGCAACAAGTATCACCTTCGTGAGAAAGATGACAATGGTCTGTGGCAGACCAAGAAGACGGTCATCAAGTCAAAGGCATACAAGGAAATCAGTGATTTTGCTTCTGACTGGCACGAGCCAGATCAGGAAAAGCCTGGTGACAAGAAGACAGATGATGGTGACAAGAAGGTCACCACTGATAAGAAGACTACACCTATTCCAGCAGCCGCACCGACACCAGTCGCTACTGACACAGCATCTGGCGCACCGCTTAAGATCACGCACGGGCTTATTCACAAGAAGCACGCTGATGGCACGACGATTGCTGTCAATAAGAATGGTGATAAGAAGGTCACCTGGAATGGCAAGTCATACGATCTCGATAAGAAGCAGGCCGATGGGTCATGGAAGACCGAGAAGACGGCCATTAAGTCGAAAGCCTACAAGGAAGTTAACGACTTTGACTCGGCGTGGCATGAGCCGGTAGCCAAGGGTGATGACACCGAACTTCCTTCTACACGGAAGACACCTGCACCAGCAGTGAAGTCCGTTAAGTCTGCAGCAACGACTTTGCCGAACGATGTCAAATATATCAAGCCAGGCAAGCAAATCAATCTTGATCAGCAGTATCTTGATACACATGAGTTTCCTGACGATTCGGTCATTGCCATTTCTACGTTCGGCACCAAAAAGATTACTGCACATGGTGATAAGATTTCTTTTCACCACATGGACGCGAAAAATAAGTGGGTAAAGAATAACGAAACATCAATGAGTGATGCACAGGCTGCGATCGATAAAGCGGATGCTTATTGGCATGAGCCTGTCGCTGTGTCTGTTGGTACGCCGAAGAGTGATAAGAAGTCACCAGTTCCAGCGGTTACGCCTAAGACGACGCCCATTCCGATGGAAAAGGAGTTGATTGAGGCAGATAAGCCTCTTAAGATCATAGATGCATTGTCTGGTGATGTGCCAGAGTATTCGACAATTGCTGTGACAAAGGACGGCAACTATCGAGTCGTTTCACTCAATGGTAAGTACTTTGAAGTTCAGAAGAACAAGAAGGTCGGTGGTTGGGGACCTCTAACATCGTTTGAAAAGGGAGATGAGTACAGCGACATTGTGTCGCTCAACAAGGAGTGGTACACACCTAAGCTAGCAACACAAAAGACCAAGACTGTTCCGAGCACATCGCCAATGACTGCTGGCGAGCCGATCGACATTACACAAGATATGTTTAAGGACGTTAACTTCCCGCCTAAAACAGTGTTGGCAGTTAACGAAGATGGTACGAAGCGTATCATGAGATCTTGGAATGACACGATTGCAGTCCAAGAGTGGAATGCAGAATTTGGAGTTTGGACCGGATCACAGTGGCTTACTGATGGCAAAGAAGCCGAAGAAGTCTCAAAGCTTAACATTAAGTGGCATGCGCCTGTCGAGACAGGATCAAAGGCAACTGCACCAAGTGCACCAGGCGCGCCAAATGTAAGTACACCAAAATCAACGCCTACGGCACCATCTAAGACGATTGATAAGTACGCGCCTGTGGAACCAGGCAGACCCATTACGCTAGCGCAAGAATTCTTTTTTCAAAATTACCCGGCAAATAGCACAATCGCAGTTACACCTGATGGCAAGACAAAAATTGCCTGGGGTAATAATGGTAAGTATGAAATTCTTGAACTTGATGAAAAAAGTGGCACTTGGTTCGTTACCGAGAATGCCAATCAGTATGGTGCACTCGCAATGGCGCAAAACTTTTCTATTGAGTGGCATGAGCCAGAAAACGCTAGTCCGTCTAGCATAAACACACCGGGTAATTCATCTACTTCAACTAAGTCGGCTAATAAACTAAAGCATGTGTATATGGGCAACAAGGCGTTGCTCGACCAGCCGGTCACTCTTACACAGGCAACGTTTGAAGATTCATATCCGTCTGGTTCTGTAATTGCGATGAATGCTTTTGGCACGTATCAGCTTACACGTGAAGGAGGAAAGTTCAAGATACGTGCTAATGATGGTAAAGGTAACTGGATCGTCGTCCAGGAGAGTGATAAAGACGGCGCGTTTAAGATGGCAGATAGCTTTGCCGCAGACTGGTGGTCAGTGAAAACTGATGTCAACTCAGTCACGGAAAATTATCCTGTGTCTGCTCCATCTGCTCCATCTGCTCCAAGTGGACCAAAGACGTTTACACCTTTTCAGAAGGCGTATGTCCAGTCGATTTTCGGCAGTAACGGTGTGAAATGGCACACTGACACGAAGAAGATTTACGATGCTGCACTTGAAGTGTCGAAGAAGGATTCTTCGTTGTCGATGGCCGATGCACTCGACATCATGGATCAGTCACTTCTAAAGAAGACTGATAATCCATTTGCCACAAAGATGAACAAGTTCCTGAGCACCAAGGCAGGAATGAAGTACGCGCAGGAGAAGGGTGGCTCTGCGCCGGTTGGCTCAGTCACACCAAGCGTAGCTGCTGCATCAAAGTCTTCAGTCAATATCCCAAAGTCAAATTTGCCGGCAAAAAATCTTACGAAGGCATCGGCGACTAATATGCAGCAAAGGATGGATCTACTTAGCCCACCCCCCTGGACTGCCACACAGCGGGCTGCACTTAAGAACTACACCGGTGGCTCGTACACTGAAATCAATAAGTGTGCGCGCGGAACTGGTGCATGCTCACCGGCCACAATCGCTAAGATCAAGCAGATTAAAGCAGCGATGAAGCCGAGCACTGAGAACATCAAGCTCTATCGCAAGACCAATTTGGCTACGTTTGGCGTTACTTCAAACGAGCAACTTGAAGCTCTCGCTGGTAAGACAATTCGTGATGATGGTGTCATTAGCACGAGCATTGTCGAGGGTACGTGGTCAGGACAAGTTCATCTCAAGATTGAAGCGCCAGCAGGATCCAAGATGGCGTGGGTCCAGCCGATCAGTCACTACCCGAATGAGAATGAATTCGTTCTCGCGCCGGGCACTGAGTTTGAAGTGATCAGTGTAGAACCCCACTGGTCTGAGCCAAATCAGCGAGTCATGAAGGTTCGCATCGTACCAGGGAGTGGCACGCCGTGACGACACCTGAAAAGCCGCCAACTTCACTTGAAGACCCTGATGCGCAATCGTTCTATGTTGTTGAGAATGATGATCAGGGCTTCACCGACGAGCAAATTGCAAAGTGGCTCAATGGTGAACCACTTGATGCTGTCACGGCGGCCGCAAACGAAGATAAATTCACGGGTGGAATGATTGCGCTCATTCCTACTGATGCTGACATCACTCGTCTTGCACTGGACGGTGAAGAGCCACCTGAGGATTTGCATCTCACGCTATGGTATTTGGGCGATGAGGAAATCAACATCGCGCAGCGGCTGCGTATTCTTCACGGTGTTGTGCATGCCACAGAGGGTATGCCTGTCATTCGTGGAAATGCATTTGGTGCAGCACATTGGAATCCAGAGGGTAAGTCACCCGCATGGGTTCTTAATGTGGGAGACGCAGAAGATAATTACGTGTGGAATCTTGCACACGCTCGTGGATTGATCGTTTCAAACATCGTAGGCTTTGATATGCCTGAACAGCACACCCCATGGCAACCTCATATTTGCATCGCCTACTCAAGCGCTGATTTGCTTGATGAAATCAGCGAGCGTGTTGGTCCGGTGACGTTTGACCGAGTGCGAATCGCGTTTGGCCACGAGATCACTGACATCAGGCTGCATGATGATTTGGTGGTCACTGCAGCAGGTGGTAAGTCCGGTGATAAGAACAACCTTAAGGATTACTGGACGAAGGACCCAAGAGGACTTGCTAAGTGGGTTGACCACCCGCATCCATGGACGGCGCTTTATGGCCACCTCAAGAAGTACATGCCTGACGAGATGGCTAAGCGTGTCACGTCAGAATGGTATCACGAAGTAAAGGGGCACTGGCCGAATGAAGGCAAGAAAGGTAAATGAGTAATTAAAGATCTCGCTGTAACGTGGAATCCAGAATGGTAACCACTCGTTGATATACTAACATCATCATCAGGAGGTGGACCCGTGCCGTGGCACATTGTTGAGAACAGCACTGAGTGCGAGAATGGCGAGCCATTCGCAGTCGTGCAGGACGACACCGATGAAGTAATGGGGTGCCACGACACCGAGGCGTCCGCGCAGGAGCACATTGCCGAAATGGCTGCCGCAGAAGGCATGCCAGAATCGTCCGGTGGATACAGTGCGCAGCAGATGGCTTTCGCCAACTCGAGCATCATTCCTGATGGTCATGTCCGTGTTGGTGATGGTTCACTGATGACGCAAGCTGAATTTGAGGCTGCACGACGGTGGCGTGGTACGCTTGTGGTGGAAGGCGTCACCACGGGAGATGGCCGTGAGTTCTCGCCTGAAGCACTCCAGTGGGTTGACACACCGCTCATTCGGTGGCAGAAGGAAACTGCACATGGCGGACAGCATGATGTCACTGTCACGGTGGGTCGCGCTGACAATGTGTGGCGCGACGGTGCAAACATCGAGGGTGAGGGCATCCTTGATATCGTAAGTCCAGATGGCTTCGAGATCTATCGCCGTATGAAGGAAGGCTTTGCTGGCGGCATCTCCATCGACGCTGATGACATCGGTGACGCTGATGTCGAAATGGTGTGGCCTTCTGATGTAGAAGATGCCGGCAACTCACTCAAGATGCTCTTGCAGGGCAAGCCGGAAAAGATGATTTTTCATGGCGGTCGTGTTCGCGCGGCTACCATCGTTGACATTCCTGCATTCGTCGAGGCGAAGATTTCACTTATCGGAAATGACACCGTGGCGCTTGCTGCCGCTGCTGGCATGCCGGTCACTGGCATGCCGATGAAGAAGCCGACGTACGCACTCGTTCAGCACACCACGGCGTTGTCTGATGCCCCCTGGACCTCGCCTCGTCAGACTGGCATGAAGCGTACCGCACCGCTTGGTGCGTATGCTTGGGGCCGCGGTGACATCGCGTTGCTGCTGCATCACGAGTTGTTCGATGATGGCACCGTAGGCGCAGCCAACATCACCGCTTGTTCATCCGCTATTGCGGAGCTGGCCAACTCGCGGGGTCTGATTCCAGAGACCGATGAACGCATCGTCTACGAGCATCTGGCTGGCCATCTCCGTGAAGCTGGCTTGACGCCTCCACCGTTCCCGCGTCTTGACGCACTTTCGGCATCGGCTGCGTCACTTGATGATAGGCGACCGCCGAAGGAATGGTTCGAGAACCCGGGACTTAAGGTTCCTGTCGGAATCACCATCACTGACGAAGGTCGCATCTACGGCCACGCCGCGCAATGGGATTCGTGCCACATCGGTTTTGATGACATGTGCGTGCAGCCTCCCGTTGAGAACTCGCACCCATACTTCATGACCGGTGAAGTGATCACCAGCGATGGCACTCGTGTTCCGGTTGGCCAGATCACTGTTGCGACCGGACATGCGCCGTTGACTATGCGTGCGTCAAAGGCTGCTGAACACTACGACCACACGGGTAGCGCGATTGCTGATGTCGCGGTCGGTAATGATGACATCGGCATTTGGGTCGCAGGCGCGATTCGTCCTCATGCTGAAATGGCACGTGTGCATGATCTTCGTGCATCGGGTCGTGTAAGTGGTGACTGGCGTCGCATCGGCGGTGAACTCCGCATGGTCGGCTTGCTTGGCGTGAATGTGCCAGGCTTCGCACTTCAGACTCGTGCGCGTGTTGCGTCGGGAGTTCCACAGTCACTCGTTGCTGCCGGACTCACGACCATCGGAAATGTTGCTGTGTCTGTCCCGGACGATGAAGACCAGGACTCTGCGGCAATGAAGCGTGTCCTTGTAATGCTTAAGACTCGAGTGCATGGTGGGGGTGAATGATATGTGTAATTGCCGCAAGAACAAGAAGATCATTGTTCAGCCGACTGAAGAGCAGGTCCCTGCACCCGCTCCGCAGCCTGTTCCTCAGCCCACGGTCTAGAACTTTCAGATCATTCTTCGCGATGGGGACGCCTATTGTTCCCATCGCGAAGAAAATGTTGCACGACGGTACTACTTTGATACGCTACGGAGAGAAAGCGCGCGGACGTCCGCTCGCCCTCAAGAGGAGGCTTGAATGTCAGGGAAGCCTGAGGAGCTTGTGAACGTTCCGCAGGATCTCACGCTCATCACCGATGACTCGGAGCTCTCGGCTCTTCAGGTCCAGGTGGTGGCTGAGTTCGATCGCGTTCAGGGGCTCGACAGCGTCACTCCGGAATCGCTTCAGTACGCGATGAAGCTCACCGATGGTCTCGATCGCATTCGTGCCGAGCTCGCCGTTCGTGAATCTCGCGCGGAGACGCTGGCCAACATCGAGAAGACCAAGATGCTCGCCACGGCCGACACGCTTGCGGCTCGTGTGCATGGCAACAAGGGTCCTGACGGCAAGCCTCTTGAGGCACAGCAGCCGATGGACGCTGACAGCATCGCTGCGGCGGCGTCTCGCGGTACCACGCAGGCTCTCATCCAGGTGATGGGTGAGCGCATCGGTGGACGAGGCAACCTCGTTGCCGCTGGTCGCGGTGGTGCACTCGGTGACGCGCAGAAGTTCGCGCCGGCCGGCTCGACTCCGCCCAAGGCGAAGCTCGCGATCACCGCAAGCGTCGACATTCCGGGTGTGGCACGCGGTGACAGTGTGAGCAACCTCGACGGCCTCGTCGATGTCTTCACGCGCAAGGCGAAGAGCATGCCGGTCACGTCCGGTAATGCGAATCAGCAGCTCGTCGCGACGGTGCGAAACGAATTCGAGCACACCGTCGATGACCGCACCAACCCGGGTCAGATCGAAGAGCTCTTCCGTCATCTCACCTCGGATGACAAGAAGGATGCGCTCGTCGCTGCTGGCGGTTGGTGCGCGCCGTCTGAGGTTCGCTACGACTTCTTCAACGTCGCCTGTGAGGCTGGTCTCATCGACTTGCCCACGTTCGGTGTTTCTCGCGGTGGCATCCGATTCCCGACTTCGCCGTCGCTGGCTGACGTGTTCGGTGGCGCATTCGGTGGCTTCTCCACCGGCTTCAGCGTCACGTCGAACCCGTGGCTCTGGACCGAGGATTCGGACATCGCGGCTGTCACCGGTTCGCCGGAGAAGCCCTGCATCCGGGTCCCCTGCCCGTCGTTCAACGAGGCTCGCCTCGAGTGCTACGGTGTCTGTCTCACGGCTGGCAACCTGACCGACGATGCATACCCGGAAGCGACGTCCAACTTCCTGCGCCTGCTCATGTCGGCCCACGCGCACGCCATGAATGGCCGTTACCTTCAGCTCATGTCGGCTGCCTCGACGGCTGCGGTGTCGACTGGCTCGTATGCGGTCACTGGTCAGCCGGTTTACCAGCAGGTCTACGGTGGCATCGCACTTGCCGCGACCGACTACCGTGCGCGCTACGGCATGTGTGAAGAGGACATCCTTGAGGTCATCGTACCCTACTGGGTGCGGGCTGAAATTCGGGCCGACCTCGCGTGGCGCACTGGTGTCATGCCGGAGCAGGTCTCGAACGCTGAGATCGACGCGCACTTCAACGTCATCGGCGTTCGGGTCCAGTGGGTCAACGACTTCCAGGTACGCGGTGCCGGGCAGTTCGGAAACGCCACTGCGATGACCGCATGGCCCACGTCAGCAACGATCATGGTGTACGCGGCCGGGACGTTCCTGCTTGGCAACGGTCTTTCCCTGGACCTGGGTGTTGTCCGTGACTCCGTGCTCAACGAGACGAACGACCACACCGCTGCCTGGTCGGAGGAGTGCCACCTGATCGCGAAGGTTGGTCACGAATCCCGCCGCTACACGATCACCTTCGCTGTCAACGGCCGTACCGGCTCGGCCAACGGCACGGGCGCGACCAACCTGTAGGTTCGGCTGATCGCATCCACTAACGCACAATCTCGGAGGAAGGTGAACGCAGGTGGCTGGACCTCGCCTGGATGTTGAGCCACCTGTGTTCACCCCACAACCGTATGGCCTAATGAGTGTTGTTCAGCTTGTGTCGGATAGCACTCCACACTGGCAGAACGGCATCACCTGGGAATCGCGCTGCATGGATCCCATGGGTGCGTCGACATATGACGAGTGCATCGCTGTCACGGGCATTGAGGGGTCTCCGCCTGAGCCGAGTGCGAAGACTGAAAATGTCCAGTTGATCGACCGTGGTGCAACACCGTTCACGCCATACGTCAAGTTTGAGTGCTCGCCCGTAGGCGTCTCTGATGCGCAGAAGATTGCTACCGATGCGCTGGCCAGGAGCGAGACTTGGCAGGTTGAGCGAGCGTTCTGGACCGGTCTAGTGGACGGTAAAACCATCGCGTTCCCGCATCTTGCAGCGAACGCTGAAGTTGATGATGCACAAGGCATCATGCTTCAGTCAGCTGCCACAATCGTCACAGGTTCACCGGTTGACATCGCCACCGGCTTGGGTTTGCTTGAACAGCAACTCGCCAACTGCTATAACGGTGTTGGCATCATTCACGTGACCGTCGCTGCACTACCGACCCTTGACGCATGGGGTCTTGTGAAGGCAACGAACGGTATTCTTAAGACGCAAAACGGAAACCTCGTCGCTGTGGGAGCTGGGTACACCGGCTCTTCGCCTGCAGGCGTGACAGCACCCACGGGGCAGTCGTGGATGTACGCCACTGGCGCCATCATGATGCGACGTGGTGAAGTAAAGATCAACCCCCTCCGTGACTCGATTGACCGGGCAAACAACACGGTTGAGATGATTGCCGAGCGCACGTACGTACTTGGCTGGGATTGCTGTCACGCAGCGGTCCTGGTCGATATCGGCGTTTCCATTACCTAGGAGTAACGACATGGCTGGAATTTGCGCAGCTCCTATCAAGGGAACGCACCTGCGCCTCGTCAAGACTGACGACTGTGGTATCCCTGTTACGGGTGCATCATCTCTCGTCATCGTCACCAAGGGTTTCGTCCAGGTTGAGATGGAACCCGACTACGAAGAGGGCGAAGAGTTCTTCGAGCGCAATGCTGATGGTGAAGCATGCGTGAATCAGAAGGACAAGCCCACGCTCAAGCGTCTTGGCCTTACGGTTGACTTCTGTGAGGTTGACCCAGTCGCAGCATCAATGGTGCTTTCGGCACGCCTGCTGGACACTGCGGCAGTTCCTGTCACAGGTACTGGTTTTGCGCTCGCTGAGGGTGAGCCTGAGAATCGTTTCTCCATGGAAGTTTGGCAGCGTGTTGCTGGCTCTGGTGCATGTGATGCATCTGGTGTCCAGAGGTACATCTACAACGCGTGGCCGAACGTCGGCAACGTGATGCTGAACACGTACACGATCGAGAACGCTCGATCCACTCTCTCGTTCACCGCAGAGACGCAGGCTGCCTCAACGCTATGGGGTAATGGTCCTGGCACTGGTGCGAGTTGGCTACCTGTCGGTGAAGTTGTGGAAGACTTTGAACACTGGTTGTGGAACATCACCACTGTGGCCCTGCCGACAGCTGCATGTGGGCCGCTCACTCTAACGTAGTATTCATGCGAGAGGTGTGTGATGTTGCGTAAGACTAGCACATCTTACGAAGCATGGAGCTATCAAACAGGCGCACTGTTCGCGGTGCGCCTGTTTGTCATAGCTAATCAGAGCAAGGAGTAGCCCATGTCCGGCTTCGACGATGCAACCGAGCGCGCGATCCTCAACCACGTGTTCACTGACCCGGCGTGGGTCCCGGCGTCCACCCTCTACCTCGGCTTGTCTTCGACCACGCCTACCGACGCCGGAGCAAACTTTACTGAGCCGGCGTCAGGTTCATACGCGCGGGTCTCGACCGCAGCGGCGGATTGGGGCGCGGCAACGGGAACCGCCCCGGCCACGAAGTCGAACACCGCGGTGAAGACATTCCCCACCGCCACGGGTGACTGGCTCTCTGGTGTCAATCTTACATTCTTTGGATTGTTCGAGGCATTGAGCGGTGGAACTCCTATTGTCTTTGGCGCGCTAACGGTGCCTAAGGTTGTGCTCTCTGGTGACACTGCACAATTTGCCGCAGGCGCACTCGTCATCCGACTTGGTGATCCTGGCGACACCTACAGCTAATCGAGGAAGTGAACGACTAGTGGGGAGGAGATGACGTGGTAACTGTCGTTGAAGAACTACACGGTAGCGGTTACACTGACATCATCCTCACCACTGACGGTGTCACCACGCAAATCGGACAATGGCTTGTCGCAGTTCAAGGCTGTGATTTTTATAACGCATCCGACTTGGTGTCACCTAGTCCGGGTACGTGGACATTGCTTGCGGGTGATGGCAATCTCTCATCTGGACATCCACACGTTAAGATTTGGACGCGGCAAGTTACCGTCGCAGGTGCTAATGCTGTCACGTTCGACCAAGCACTTGACTCGGGCAATCATGCGCATCTTCGTGTCCTATCCGGAGTGGATAGCTTTGATGTTGGCGCTGGTTCATTCGGCCCGTCATCAGTGTCGCATGTGTGTCCATCGCTTGTCACAACAGCAAATGGTGATTACCTACTTAACGCCAGCATTGGTCTCACTAGTGGCGGTGCGGCGTTTGACTACACGGCGCCGTCGAACATGGTGGAGACTGATGTTTCCACATTTTCCACCATGGGTTCTCATAATGAGATTCTTGGTGCTGCTGGAGCAACGGGCACACGCACGCATACTGCATCATCTGCTTGTGAATACGCATCAGCAAGTGTTGCCTTCAAAGCATCTACTGGCGCGACTGTTGATTTTGAAGGAACAAGTAACGCTGCTGCCAATGCCGGTGGTGCTGTTGCGATTGAGAGGGCATTCACTGGTACTGCGAACTCTGCTGCCAATGCTAGCGGTGACATTACGGTAAGTAGAGCACTCGCTGGTGCTGCGAACTCTGCTGGCCAGGCGTCTGGAACATTGACGCTTCAAGGAGAGGGAGGGACCGTGACTGCCCCGCTTACGACCGAATACGGTCCCTGCGAGCCGTGGCCTGTTCGCTGGACCTGCGATGTCTCAACGGTGTCGCCAATCATTACTGGGCAAGCTGTCCAGTTTGCGACTGAAGTCATTTGGGCGCTATCAGGACGACAGTTCGGTCTGTGCACTGTTACGCTTCGACCATGTCGACGTGAATGTTTTGATGGTGCGTGGAGTGCATCATATAGTCAGTTCGCAGGGAGTGGTGGCTTCGTTTCACCTGCACTTATTGGTGGACGTTGGTTTAACATCATATGCGGTGGTTGCGGTGATGGGTGTTCATGCAGTCGTGTGTCTGAGGTTGTGCTGCCAGCACCTGTAAACAACATCGTTGAGGTTAAGATTGATGGAGCGCCTCTCGCAACGGGTGCATATCGACTTGACAACGCACGCCTACTTGTGCGCACTGATGGTGGAGAATGGCCCATCTGTAACAACCTCTCGTTGAATGACACTGAGGAGGGAACGTGGTCAATTACCGCAGAGTTTGGTACCCACGTACCCGAAGGTGGCGCATGGGCAGTTGGCGAACTAGCGTGCGAGCTCATTTCTGCGATTGGTGGAAATGATTGCCGGTTGCCTCGTAACATCACGCAGCTTGCTCGTCAAGGTGTGACGATCAGTTTCCCAAGTGTGGTAGAGCTGTTTAAGGAACGAGCCACTGGACTCTACCTCGTCGATCTCTTCATTGCGACATGGAATCCCAATCGTCTCACAAATCGCTCTGGTGTATATAGCGTTGACGGAGCGATCGCACGACGGGCGGGTACATAATGGCAACACCGCAAGAATTGTCATTTTACACCATTCCTAACATTCTGCTGACTGACATCGCTGCTGCACTGGCCACAACTCCTGGTGGCCCGGTTGAGCGTGCCTGTGTTGTTCCAGCAGCGATCGCATGGGATCACTGTGATTGTGGTGCACTTTACATCGCGGTAAATAAGTGGTTTCTCTCTGAGACATTCCCAATTAATGCGCAGGGCGCTGACCCACGCACCACGCCGTGCGAGCTTCCATGGCTTGTTGGTGACATTGTCATTCAGGTGATGAGATGCGCGCCACAGCCTATTGGGCGTGAGATCGCACCAACATGCGCAGCACTAGACAACGCAGTGATGATCTTGGCAGTTGACGCATATGTCACTCTTCACACGGCACTATCAACACTGTGCGGATTGAAGGAAGACGACATCATCATCGATTTTAGTTTCGGTGAACAAACTGCATCAGGTCCAGAGGGTGCTTGTGCTGGTTCTGAGATTCACGCATTTGTTGCGATCCCGAGGTGACGCATGAGCGTCATCGTAAAAATCGATGTTAAGCAAATCAACATTCGTAAGATGTTTGCGGATCCTAAAGGTCCAGTGGCTCGTGGTGTGTTGCGTATGTCAAAGAAGGTTGAGCGCAAAGCCAAAAGGCTTGCTCCCGTCGACAAGGGTCAACTCCGCGCATCTATCACGTCACAAGTTGTTTTTCGCGGTGGTCTTCCCATCGGACGTGTTGGCACAAATGTGAAACACGCGATGTGGGTACACGAAGGTACAGGCATTTATGGTCCTCGTGGCATGCCTATTAGGCCTAAGAATGGTAAGGTCTTGGTTTTTAGACCAAAGGGTGCTGCGAAGAATGTGTATGTGAAGTCGGTAAAGGGCATGAAGGGAAGACCATTCCTCAGAGATGCTCTCAAGGTGCTTGCAGCGTAGACCAGAAGTAACTACAGAATGTGTAGTTGATATGTCGAGGGGATGATACAGATGCCTCTGAGTACTCTCTGAGCACCCTAGAGTCGGGCTGCCGGATAGTCTACCTGGTCGATTTCGATTGGCTTTGTTAAGACACTAATTCAATATGGCAGTTGGCGCGCAATACAGTAACAAGGAAAGGCTTTACACCCTCGGAGGATTGAATGAGTGCACAAGTGACTCCCGATGATGACATCATGGATTTCACACCGACGCGAAAGGTACCTCGTTTTCGTATTGGTGAAGACATTTTCACCGGTGTGCTGGAAATTCCCGCTGAACTTGCGCTTGAGTTCAGCCAGAAGGCATCGGTAATGAATGCCGAAAATCAGACGCCTGCCGAGCGCATTGCTCTCGTGCGTGATCTGATGGAAATTGTCCTCGTTCCCGAATCGGCGAAGCTCTTCAATCATCGACTCGGTGATCCCAACAACCCCATCGGCATGAGTTCATTTAGTGCGGTTATCCCGTGGCTTTTCAAGAAGTACACGGGAACCCCTACGACGCCGGACTCGGACTCCTCCTCTGGGCCCGGCAACCAGGAGTCTGGCACGAGCTCGACGGAGAGCACCTCGGGCGAGGAGTAGACCTACTTAAACTCCCACTGTCTCGGTTTCTCAACGTCCTGTACTATGCTTCAACACAGAGGCTTCGTTACGACGAGAAGAACCCAAGTGCACCACGTGAGCGACTTGATAAGAGGCTCAAAGTCGCAGAATGGGAATTGCCGGGAGGTAGGTATGTGGCGCCAGTGCACACCGCTGGACGGCCGCCTGCTTGGTGGGATGATGATGAAGAGGCTTCACAGTCTTTTCTCGCGAGTGTAGGGGTGATGAACCTTGGCTGACGTGCTTGGTGAGGCTGTAGTCGAGATCATTCCCGATGTTAAGAACTTCGGGAAAGATCTCGACAAGCAGCTGCGTGGCGCCACAGACAACATCAGCAAGTCAGTCAAGGACATCGACAAAGAGTTTGCGACGATCAGCGGCAGTCTTGAGAGTTCGTTCAAGGAAGCCACTGCCGCAATCGATAAAGACTTTGCTGAGATGTCAGCACATATCGACAAGCACGGCTCGCTTGCCGCAGCGAGTCAAAAGAAGTCGGCTGAAGACACTGAGACAAGTTGGCGCATTGCAGGCAAGGGCATCGAAGGTATCTTCGGTGATGTGCTGTCGGCAGGTAATAAGTCTGCGAAAGATGTGGAGAAGGAATTCGCACGCGCGGCTAAGGCCACCGAGAAGGCGCTGAAGGACTCGGCAAAGATGGCCGAGAAGGAATACAACGACATCGCAAAGGCCGCTAAAAAGGCGGCTGACGAGCAGGAAAGAGCTGCGAGGAAGACAGCTGAATCGTCACGCGATGCCGATTCGTCGCTAAGCGGACTTGGCTCAAAGGTGAGTAGCCTCACTGGACTTTTTGCTAAGTTGGGCAGCGCAGGCGCGTCAATCGGTGGCATCCTTCCCATTGCAGCGGCACTTGTTTCAGCACTTGAGGCTGCGGCAGGCGCAGCACTTATTCTTCCTGGCGCACTTGCCTCGATTGGCATCGCAGGTGCGACGCTTAAGGTGGCGTTCACAGGCATTGGTGAAGCGCTATCAGCAGACAACGCCAAAGAGCTCGATAAGGCCATGCAGAATCTTCCGCCGACGGCGCAAGAGTTCGTCAAGGCTCTTCGCAATGTCAAGGATGAATTTGAAGGTGTTCGTCGTGGTGTCCAGTCGGCATTTTTCTCAGGTCTCGATGCAAAAATTGACCAGCTTGGTTCGGCACTGCTGCCGGTCGTCACGCGCGGCTTGGTAGGCATCGCACAAGAATTGAACACCACCGCCAAGAGCTTTGCCGATATGCTCTTGGAAGGCGAAAACGTCAAAGCACTTGACTCGATCTTTGACGCGACGAGAACGACGGTGCATAATCTTGGTGAGGCACTTGCGCCAATCGGTCAGGCTCTCCTGGACATCGTACAGGTTGGCGCCGAGGCATTTGCTGACTTGACCGAAGGTGCTGGCAACGCTGCACAGAAGTTTGCCGACTTCATTCGTGAAATGAAGGAATCGGGCAAGCTACGTGATATCATCGATGATGGTATTCAGGCGTTCAAGATTTTGGGCGGATTGCTTAGCGACATCGCTGCCATCGTTAAGAACATCTTTGGACCACTCATTGAGGGTGCTGGCGCGCTAGGCACTCCTCTTAACGCAGTGCTTGATACATTCCGTGAATTCACGTCGCAGCAGCAATTCGTTGATATGATGCGTGATCTCGGTAAAATCATGGGTGATCTCGCTGGAGCCGTTGGTGATGTACTTGGCACTGCATTGAAATCAGTGCTGCCATTTGTCGAAAAGCTCATTTCGTTGCTTAGTGATCACCTTCAAAAAGTCTTGCCGATCATCGTACCTCTGTTCCAAAAGCTTTCTGAGTTCCTCGGCAATCTTCTCACAGCACTTGAACCACTCATTGAGCCATTTTTCACGCTGGTCCAGAAGTTGCTCCCGCCGATGGCGGATCTTTTGACCCGCATCATCGACAGTATCGATCTCGAGAAGGTGTCGCAATTTGCGACGACGGTTGGTGAATCGCTTTCTAACGCGATCACGAATCTCATGCCGCATATCATTGAATTTGCTGACAAACTTGGTGATTTGTTCGTGAAGATGGGTCCGACAATCGACACGTTCCTTGACTTTGCCACTAATGTCCTACCGATTGTGGTGGCTGGTCTTGGTTGGCTTGGTGGATTTATTCTTGACTTCATTACGTTTTTCCTTGATCCACTTATTACTGCGTGGCAAGGCGTAGGCTTTATTGTCACAGAGGTGTGGCAGGCAATTAAGGACTGGATTGTTCTTAAGGTTGGTGAGATTCTCGCCGGACTTGAGATCATTGGAAGCTTGCCAGGCAAGTTTGGTGAGTGGTTTGGCAACATGCGGCAAGCAGCGATTGATAAGCTCGCTGAGCTTGTGAATAATATCCGTGAAATTCCGGGTAGGATTCTTGATGCCTTGGGCAATCTTGGTAGCCTGCTATGGGATGCAGGCGCAAGAGTGATTGGCGGCTTCATCGACGGACTTAAGTCGAGGATCTCTGAGATTGGTGCCATCCTTGGCGGTATCACGTCATCGATCCCGATGTTGAAGGGTCCCCCTGTCGTCGACAAGAAGCTGTTGACTCCAAGCGGGCAGATGGTTATGGATGGCTTGGTTGCGGGCTTTGTCAAGGGTGAGAGGGACGTTACAAAGCATCTGAATGCGTTGACTAAGGACATCGCGAACCAGATGAACATGTCGCAGGGTGCAAGTAACGCTGCGCGCTCAGTGAATAGCATGACATCGAACATGGGTCCAGGGGGTGCCATCACGCAGGCTGCCATCGCCGAAGGAGCTGCCACGCGTGCTGCCATCGCTCTTACGCGTGAAACTGGCGACCAAAACGTTGATGTCACTGTGGTGATGGGTGATGAAGTGCTTGACTCGATGGTCACCAATGTAATCGTGAAGCGCGATAAGCGTACGAAGCGGGCTGTCACCGCTGGTGGAAGGCGGACTCCGTGACCACGACACTTACGTATGATGGTACGCTATCAAGTGTGCATATCGCTGTGACAGGCTTGAACGTCATCGCTGATCGTGCAACAGTTGAACGATCCACTAATCAGGTAACGTGGAGCTTCGTGCGTGGTGGCGACAACATCATCCCCACTTCGCAATCGTTTACACTGGACGATTATGAGTTCTCGCCGAATGTGTTGAATTACTACCGAGTGCGTGCCTATGATACTGCACCAACGACATTTGTCACAGGCATGCCAGGCACCGCAGGCAACAACGCATCGGTAGTGCCAATGACGCCGTCTGGTCAGCAGGCCGGCGACCTTATGCTCATTGAGGCGAGTATTCGCAACAGTCCCACCGGACAGCCTGTGGTGCCGGCAGGGTATACCACTGTTCTCGATGCTGTGAACTTGAAGCTCTTTGGCCGTATCATCACAGGCGCTGAATCGATGCCAACAATCACATTCACGGGCGGTGTCGCTAATGCGACGACACTCGCCATGCCAGCTTTGTTCAGAAACGCGTCACTCATTGTGGGTAACTCTTCTAATCAGTTGAACGAATCACAACAGAATATTCCGCGCGCGCCACTTAGCGTGCCTGAAGATAATATGCTTATCATCTTTGCTGGTTGGAAACAGGACGACTGGACAACCTGTACGCCCGGACCGATTCCATTCTTGCCCACAGTTGATAATGGTGTCAGTTCGACGCTCGGTGATGACGCAGCAATGATTATGTCGTGGCAGGTCCAGACAACGAAGTTTGACTTTGGACCCACCACTGCAGGCGTCACAGGTGGTGCTGCGGCCATTTCACGGTGGGGTGCGGCTGCGTTCTATCATCAGGATCTCTTGACGGACGACTCGATCGCATCGATCACACCTACTATTGACAGTGTGTGGATGAAGGACATCGGGCGGCCTTTCCTGAACCGTCCCTTGGATTGTATTCCGAACATGTCGTCCATCACTCGACGTGCGCGAAATGGTATCTTCCCCATCGTGGGTCGAAGCTATCCTATCGCAGTGACTGATCTTCGTATGTCGCGTGAATTTACGATTGAGATCATTACGCAGACGACGACCGAGAGGGAAGAATTCGACATCGTCCTCGCATCAGGTGATGTGTATTTCTTCCAATCACCACCTGGTGATCCCATGCCTACAATGTATGCAGCAGTTGGCGACACTGACGAGCGACGACCACTACGTAATCGAACGTGCGGAAATGACTGGCGCGTATTCACGTTGCCACTCACTGAGATCGCTGCACCGACATCGGCCATCGTAGGTAACGTGGGTACGTGGCAGACGGTGGTTAACACGTATGCCACATGGGCAGATGTTATGGCAGCACACGCTGACTGGGCAAGTTTGCTTACTCTCGTTGGCACCATTGACGATATCATCGTTCCATAAGGAGGTGAAGAAATGCGACCCGTCAGCACAAGATATTTGGAAGCACTTCGCGGTAGTCATAAGATGGTGGCTGACGCGCGCATTCTTACTACGTTTCAAACGGGTGTTGATCCGGATGGGACAGAAATTCCTATCTTTGCTGGAGATGTTTCGTCAGACGCTAGTGCGTCAATTAGGTCCACGCTTGAGCTTGAAACTGACGGCACGCGTATGTGGTCGACGATGCCTAGCGGATTGCTCACACCGTATGGTAATGAAATCTTCATTAGGCGTGGGATTGATTTTGGTGACGGCACACGTGAGTGGGTTAGTCAGGGATATTTTCGTATCACTGACACTGATCAGAAGTCCAACGTCAATAATAAGATCAGCATTACTGCGTATGATCGTATGTCTAACATCGTCGATGCACGCCTTACCACACCGCAGCAATTTCCCGCTGGCGTGCTTATTGGCGACATTATGCTTGAACTCATCACTGAAGTGTATCCTGACGCTGTCATCGAGTGGGATGATAGCACCGATAGTGAGGTTCTTCGTAGGCCACTGATTGCTGAGGAAGACCGGTACGAATTTCTCAATGATCTCGTTATTTCGTACGGTAAGATCTGGTACTGGGATTATCGTGGTGTTCTTATCATTAAAGACCCGCCGGATCCACTTAGCATTGTGTATGATGTTAATGCTGGTGAAGGAGGTGTGCTCGTTAATTTTGATCGTTCACTTAGTCGTGAAGGCGTGTATAACGCGGTTGTCGTTAATGGTGAAGGTGCCGACACCATTCCACCAGTTCACGTTGTCGTTGTTGATGGTAATCCACAGAGTCCCACGTATTGGGATGGCCGTTTCGGCAAGGTGCCGAAATTTTTTACATCATCATTCATTACGACAACAGACCAAGCCGTCACCGCAGGCGAAAGCATGCTGCTTCAATCAAAAGGCTTGCCATACAACATTGATTTCGACACTGTGCCCAATGCGGCTCTTGAGCCACTGGACCCTGTAGGCGTCACTACGTCTGACGGGCAGGAAATTCACGTGATTGAAACACTTAATACACCACTCGTTGCAACCGATGTCCAGACTGCCACCACACGTGAGCAGACGATCCTGGCTCCGGTGGTGTAGCGATGACCGTTGACCGTACGTCTGATCTTACACCGAACCTTCAGCAACGGCTGAATACTGACATTGGTTATCACCAAGGTATCATTTCAAAGTGGGATGCGCAAACCGGTTCGAACATTATTGATATGGCGGGTACGCCACTTATTGACTTGCCGATGTTGAACATCACTGAGGCACTCGTTTTGAAGCCTGGCATGGTTGTCGGTCTACTGCGTTTCAAGCAGACTTACTTCATTCTCGGTCGCATTGTTGTGCCAAACCAACCTGATTTCTTTTCAGGTGTTATGCCTAACATGACAACAACGTTGTGGCCTATTAACTCAGACGCAGCGACGCAAAACAACACTGTTGACTCAAAGTGGTACCCCAAGTGGGTGGGTGGCTTTGTCGTAAATCACCCTTCTCTTGCATTTGGTGCATCAAATGACATGAGTTCTGCTGGAGTGACTGGTAACTGGCGACTTCAGTGGTATCCAAATCGTGTTAATAATCAACCTGATCAATCAGGTGGAACACTCATCTTTGAGTCTGATGTTCTCACAGGTTCGCTTCTTTACGAAACAGGTGAATACGTCTGGCCAGTGGGTTTGCGAGGTAATCTTGTTTACCTATCTTTTGAAGTTCGTCTTACAGCAGCAGCGATTCCGGGCACTGACTGGATCGCCGTTCTACCCGCGTACCTCTTTGGTCACGGATAAGGAGTCATCATGCCAGTTACTCCCACATATAACTTTCCCTATCCGGCACTAAGCGATTCGCCTAACGGACCTGCGCAAATCGGTGCACTTGCTCTCGCTGTGGAAGATGAGCTCGAGCGCATTGATAATGCGATCCTGCCGCAGGTTCCATGGGTAAGTTCGCTCGCCAGCATTGTAAATCCCATTTCTGGCATGGTGGCATACCTCACGACGACAAGGAATTTTTACCGGTATGTGGGGTCTGCAACGTGGGTGCTTCTTGGCACCATTGGTGGTCGACTCCTCACAGGTGCAGGATTTGTTCATACAACTTCCGGCACCACTGAGCTGAATCTCACGAAGCTTGCACTTGAGAACACGCGTACCGAGAGCGGCACTTGGTACACGCTCAACTTGAACCTGTATTACAACAATGCCACGGTTGCGGCAGGCGATTCGTTCTTGATTCGTATCCGTAAAGACACTGCGCTGTCGGGTACCGTCATCGCTGAGTTTGTCGTGCGCCCTGAAAGTCCAGACACGTTTGATGGTTCAAGGACATTTGCGCAGCCGTGGTTTTCTGGTGCGCAGGACTTGGATGCTGACTTTTACGTGTCAGCACAGCGACAGGCGGGTACTGGTACGCTTGCGTTTTATGGTGGAAGTCGAACCGCATTTTGGATCGACGAGAAGACCGCTGACGGCGCGGTATGGTTCACCGTGGCGTAGTACGATAGATCGTTCGAGGACGACTGCTGAGAGGACACCAGAATGTCGAGCATGGACGGCCTGCGTAGTCAACTGGCTGAGGTTCGAGAGACGCTCAGGGATGTGGTAGGGCGCCTGGATGCTCTCGAGAGGAATGCTGTGACGGCAGAGGTCAAGCTGGCTGCGCTGGTTGAGACCAAGCCGCCGTTGAACGTTGAGACCAAGCAGCCGATGAACGTCGCAGGCAAGCCTCCGGTGGGCACCGGTGGTGTGGTGACGCGCAAGTCATGAAGGTTCACGTCTACCCCGGTGATCAGTGGGGTTGTGGTTTTCACCGGATGATTTGGCCCGCGCAATACCTCATTGCGCAGGGTCGTGACATCGACATCATTGAGCAGCAAAAGCGTCGCCTGATGATGGAGGTGGACGACC